AAAAATAAATTTACTAATTTTTTAATCGACCGGGCTAAGGATAAAAGGGATGAAAGAAGGGCAGCTAAGTCAGTTATACAAGCTGCAAAGAAAGTGGAACCTGACGAGGGAGAAAAGTCAATTATGAGGCAAGTTCGAAAGGAGATTAAGCAACAACTAGGAGAAAAACCAACTAAAAAAGAAGTAAGACAAATCGTTCGAAGGGCCGACGTCGGTAAAAAACTGAACGTTAAAGATTTAGGGAAAATCAAGAGAGCTGCTAGAAAAGCCAAGAAAAAGAAAAATAAATAATGATAAATTTTATATCAGAAGTTAAATTCTGGTTAAACCTTTTTCGCTTAGTCAATCGAATGGCACCTGAGGAGAGAGCTAATCTTCTCAGGTTCGAACCTAACGATGTCTTCTGAGGAATATTCAGCTCTCATTTCACGCGGAAAAGCCGAAACTCAGCTCGCAATAAAAGCACTCGATGCAGGCCACGCGCAGGCACAGTCGCTGGACATCTGTCGAAGCCTTGGAGCTGATAAATTTGAGTTGATTTACGGTCAAAAAAAGGAAAGCAAGCTCAGCAAACTTTACGAAAAACTAGCTTTTAATCAGTTTGATTACAAAGAATGTGATATCTGGGACGGATCTTTCACTAATCATGTACCTTCTATATATGCAGTAAATAAAAGATTTTATATACGCCCGTTGATACTAGGTTATCTTGATATACAAAAAGATAAAGTCGTCAAAAATTCATGTAACAACACCAAGTGCATCAACCCATACCATAATCATTATTTAAACAGTAATAATTCGAAAATTGGTGGCGGCGACCTGCAAATCGTTTTAGCATTCCGAAGCCAAGGTGTGTCTGTTCCACAGATTGCCGAGGTCCTTAAAGTCCACCGCTCAACGATTTACAGAGCTCTTAAAAATGAACGTCTTCTTATTGGGGATAAGGATCACCGACAAGGCGATCCTTGAGGACGGCAAAGCCAATGTTATTGCAGAGGCGTTGCCTTCATCCAACAAACGTGTACTGACTAAAGTCCAACTCATTCAAAAAGCTGATCACTACGTTGGTAAGCTTCTTCAGAAACTTGAGGAAAAGCAAGAGGTTCTAGCACTCGGTCCTGTTAAACCCACGCCTGACGGTGTGCTTGTGCTGCAGCCGATGCTGGTAATTTCCAAAGAAAATTTTTCCGACCTTCTCGCCGTCAATGCTTTTATGGCTTGCGGTGGCTTAGGTCCTAAGTCTCAAGAAAATGAAGTCGGCGAGTCGACAGTCACAAATCGATCGATTGCGTGGCAGGTTCCTGGCGAAGAAGAAACCAATTGGTTCAAACTTACTGCGTGGAACGAGCTTTCTACTCAGCTGGCTGAACTACCCAACGGCACACCGACGATCGCAGTCGGTCGTGTAAGCACGAGTGAAAAAGATTCTAAACAGTATCTGAACTATCAAGCAGACCAAATTCTCTACTTACCAAAGGGCACGAAGTCCGCGCCCAAAAAAGCTGCTGACCCCGAAAAAGGTCAAGTCGTAGCAGCGGCTCTCGGTTCAATCGATTTCAACCTCTGATCATGGTATTCATCGCAGGTAAATTTGCGGCAGATGAAATTCTCTGCCAAGTCCCTCCGCACACTCTACGCATCGATCTTCAGCAACGTCGATGGAAGAGTGATAACGATCCCGATCAAGCGATCACAGATTCTAACGACAACGGTATTCCCATTGAGTTTATTCTCCTCGGGTTTACTCCCTTCTACGGAAATCTGGGAATGCGCTCCCACGAGGAGTTCATTCGGATTGCTTACATTGGGGTTTCTCCTTCTCATCGTTTGCTTCCTCCTCGATGCGTTTCAACTAGCGTTATCTCTGGTAAGAGCAGTCAGAAAAATTTCATTTCTTACTTCCAGACGCTGTATAACAACCGTATCAATGTGGCGGAAGTCGTAACAGCTACTAAATTTGTGCAACGTAGCTTCACTCAGACTGACCAAGCTACTGGAGCTGACATCGGAAAGGTCAACTACAATGTCTTAGAATTCTCCGATCGACCGTTCAAAGGTGACGAAGAAGAGAAACTTATCAAAGATATTGGGACATGGCTCAATGGCGATGGAGGAGAGCTGGTATCAGCTTCACTTCGTAGCCATATCTCCGGTGCAAATCTGGTCGAGCTACCTCTTGGAACGGACCACAGTGGAATCAAAGCTGCTTTCGATGAAGCTCACCCTCAACTTGAAAACGCTAAGACGCAAGGTCTTGGCGCTCTTCCTGCTGGAGCGGGCGAACATAAGGCGGCACCTCCAGAACCTAAGTCCGACAAACCTAAAGAACTGACTAAGGAACAGAAGGAAGCACTCAAAGCAGCTGGTTTAGAAGTATGATCTAAGCGGGAGAGGAACTAGACGGGTGCCGCAACACCCGTCTTTTTATTTGGTCAAAAGTTTTTTTATAGACGGCAGCGGATAGCCTTCAGAGGCCATGTGCTTAGCGAGTTCTCTAAACAATTGTTTTTGAACTAAATAATTTGCATGAATTAAGTCTATGATTTCATGTAACTCATCTACGTCTTTCAGCTTCTTTGTTTTCTCAATAAATTTTAAATGGTAGAACTCTGACTCCATAGACATATAATCTTTTAAGCGACGGACAAGATTTTCAGATTCCATGAGCTTCTACAAGGTCCCACAACAGATTTTAAATCCAATTTTGAATTTAGAAATAATCAGCGGAAAGGTTGTACTACCTACTGATTTAGAAGGATGTCTCGAAAAACAGCTTAATAATGCAGGAGTTTGCGACACGATCAGAGCTTCAGATTTTTCTAATCATATTGAAAAAGATTGGTGGCAGAAACTGCCTGTATTCGACTGGACCATAGCGATAACGCAAGGCATGGGAGACTCCTTGGATTGGGTGCTAGATCCGGGCTATAAGCTCGCTCAACGTGGACTCATAATTTTAGACAGGCTCACCTTCTTAGAACCGACGAGAAAAAGAGTCGACTTTTTGAGGAAAAGACCGTTAAGTAACCTAGTAATTTTGAATCCGCGCCCTGAATTTCGTGCGGATCAGAAGAAAGCAAAGGACTCTGTGACTTCTGCGTGGTTTATATTCGACAAATTGAAAGCGAATGACAAACATACAAACATAAACTTCGATGTAAACTGGCAGCGACCGCAACCTTTTTCTTAAAGTGAAAGGACGCTTACAACTTCTGCTGACTCAATACATCGAAGAACAGCAGAAAACGAACAAAGCACTAGAAAAAATTGCTGCGCTTCTAATCAGCAATCAACTTCTGCAAGAGTGTGTAGACCACCGTGGGGATGCGCGGGAGGCAGATGTCGTAGCAGAAATAGTCGCTGACTCGTTCTCCGCAGGTCTTTGTCTTCTGAATGAATTAGAGCAACGTAATAGAGAATTTGATTATCAAAAGTCTGAATTCTTTGTAGAAGAACGAACAGAAGTGAGCGAAAACGATTCTCTCGATTCGTTCTGAGATATGTCAGACACCAGAAAAACAATCAACGGTCTTCGTCACTATTTGTGCCCTGGTGTACCTGATTACCTTCCTTCAGTAACTTCTATCCTAAGTGCCACGCAGTCTGCAAAAACTCAACAAAAGTTAGCTCACTGGAATGTAATGAATCCAGGAGCAGCAGACGAAGCTGCAAAACGAGGAAACTTCATACACAACAGCGTTGAAAACCACCTGCGTGGTCTGAGAGTTGTACCTCCTGAAAAGTATGAACCGTTCTGGCGCGGGATGCCAGAGCGCGTTGATGATTTGCTCGACGGAGGTCGAGTTCTCTGGTCGGAGCGTCCCTTCAATCAACCAAGCTGGTCAAAATATGTAGGTGATGATGGAGTTGGCAGAATTTTTTATTACGATCAAAAAAATAAACAAGGTTATGCAGGCTGCTGTGATCTTATTTACATGGACAGCAATGCAGAAATAATTCTTGCCGACTTTAAAACAAGTGCAGGTCCATACAGCACTAGATTCCCTAACAAGAAAACAAATGTAGATGAAAAAACAAAAAAAGCTTTGATATCAGGAGTTTTCAAAGCAAAGAAAACAAGACTTCAATTAGCTGCATATAAACTTGCAGCTGAGACATGTTTAGGAATTAAAATTAGTAAGACTCAAATCATTGTTTCCACCCCTTTAAAGGAATACGAAACTCAAGTATTTACCTTCGGTGAATCTGAAGTTGAAAAAGATGAGGCTGCGTGGCTCGCCTTAGTCGACAAATACTTCACCGAAACAAAAACAAAGCCTTAAGAAACGTAAACTTAAAAGTAAGTTAAATGGGTGCCGGGACGCCCGAAATGAGGCAGACTACCGTCACGACACGCATTCCAATGAATTTTGTTTGTTCAATAAACTCTGCAGTAACGAGTGCGTTAGATAAGCGTACAGGCAAAATTGAACAAGGAGGTAACTTCAGTGCTTTCAATTATGGTTGGGTCGCACAAAGTTTAAATGCTACTTCAATTGCTTCTGAAGTTACTAAGAGTCACGGATTATGCGCTTGGCATTTAATTGATGGTAAGCGAGAAAAGAATAACACCACGCCGATCAAAGCTGGATTAATTATTATTGATATTGACAATCAAGCTGATCATAAAGACGAAGAAGGAAACAAAGTTCAAAAGCAAGAACTTACTTTTCAACAAGCTCAAGAACTTGAAATCTGTAAAAAATATCTCTCCCTTGCTTACAACTCACCGTCAACATCAAAAACTTGGCCGCGATTCAGATTAGTTTTTGGTCTTGAAAAAGAAATTACTGATCCAGAATTTTATCAATGGTTTGTTCGCGCAGTAGCTAAAGACATTCCTGGTTCTGATATCAGGGCAACTCAGGCTGTAAATCTTTTCTATGGCGCTAAAACGCCTTCTGATATTCTTACTATTACAGATAGATACATACCATCAGACAAAATAGATCAAGCATATAAACATTATTTTTCACTACCAAAGGAAGATAAAGGAGACAAGGGTAACGTAGGCCAAGCCCTACGAAACATTAATGTTGCAGAATCAGGCACAGATTTTGTAAAACTTTTATCTAAGTCAGTAAGGGACATTCTTGATGGTGAATCTGTCGATGATAGGTCTGCAGCCGTCACAAGAGCCATCAAAGAAATTTTAGGCTGGACTAACTGGTTAAATGAAAACAATATCACTTCAAACGTCTCACCATTGACAGTAGCACATGATGTGTTCTATGCTGTCTATCAGTACCCTGCGGAGGTTGACGGAAAATTCAATAGAATCATTGACAGCATCAGGGATGTCGAGTCAGTCATGCCCTCCGTGGTAATGGCTTCAGAGCACAAAGAATTTGCTGCTTGGAAACGACTCAAGAAATGCGACAAGAAAACATTCGACAATGTCGCGACGGCTGAGACAAAAGCGAATCTTAAAAAAACTAAGCCCGCTCCAAGAAACTCGATTCTGAATATCGAAGAGTTCTCAACCGACATCCCTTCACCTACCACGGTGAAAACATCAACATCAACATCAACAACACAAAAACAAATGTCGACTCCTCAAACACCAGCACAGCTAGTCAATTTATCTAACACACAGCAGCAACAGCGTTCTTTCGCAGAGAATGATGTAGCTGAGCTCATTGCTACAAACCAAGGCGATGATTATTTGTACGACAGCACACATGATAATTTTTATACTTATGATACAGATCTAGGAACATGGTACGTACAAGATGAAATGCACATCAAAAGGAGGATTGTAAAAGCTCTTGACACTTTTGTTGCAGCAGGTGTTCTCCCTAAATACAGCTCTGCCACAGTGAACAGTGTTTATTCAATGCTGCAAGCACGTATGCTGAAGTCGCTTGACGGCGGTCGCACAAGTGTTTTTGCGACGGGCAAAAAATACATACCTTTTTCTAATGGCGCTCTAAACAGCGAAACGTTCGAGTTCGAAGAAGGTAAAAATAAAGATCTTTATTTCCGCAGTCGTCTTTTTTATGACTGGGATGAAAATGCAGACTGTCCTAAATTTCTTCAATGGATGAAGGATTCTCTTCGTCCTAATCAAGAAAAACTAATCCAGGCATTTTGTCGAGCTATTCTTACTGGATACACGTCTGGCGAAAAGTTTTTACATCTAGTTGGTCCTGGTGGAACAGGAAAATCAACCATGCAACAGTTAATGATTGCACTGGCTGGTTTCGGAAGCACTCACACATCGAGCCTCGAACTCATAGAAATGAATAAGTTTGAGACATATAACCTTATTGGTAAGCGTCTTCTTCTTCTAACTGATGAGTCTAACTACAACAAAAGAATGGACGTGTTAAAAAAACTAACGTCTGCTTCTGACACTCTCCGAGCTGAACGTAAGTACGGAAAAGAAATTATTAGTTTCAAACCTGAGTGTTTAGTGTGTATAGCCTCTAACGAACACATTAGTTCTAACGACTCCACAAGTGGTCTTGAGCGTCGTCGACTAACGATAATGATGGATAAAGTCGTAGCACCGAGCAAACGTAGACAACTTTTAGATGTCTATGACGATCGACTTGAAGGTGAGTTCGCTGTTGAAATGCCTGGAATCGTTAGCTGGGCTCTATCGATGAGCTACGACGAAATGCGAGACACCTTAGCTAACCCCGTTAAACATGCACCATCTTTAGCAAGAACAAACATCGACGCTCTCGTTTTCAACAATCCTTATGTCTCTTGGATGGCGGAGTGTTGTCTGTATGCTCCTAACTCTTCCACAGTGGTCGGTCGTGGAGCTGCTAGACCCAGCACCGACGAATCTGAAAAAGGTATGTACGTTAAAAATGCATACTCAGAACTATTTGCTAGCTACGCCAACTACTGCAAGTCGTGTGGTTACAAACCTGCTGCGAAACCTCGTTTCGTAGAAAGAACTATGGAAACTCTGAATAACATCCTGAAACTCCCTCACTGTTCTACAACTATTCTTAAGGGACTTCCTGCTATCAAAGGTTTACGTCTCAAGCCTTATGACTTAAGCTCTGATCGCGCTTCTCATGGTCCTGAGCGTCTCCCCAACCCGGTGGAGTTTGCTCAAGAACCAGACTTTGAGAAGTGGGAAACTTCTTTCCAAAAACATGACTCGCCTGATTAATTGCTACACGGGCACCATTGCAATCGGTGGTATTACTAGTGTCCTGGCTATTTTTATCAGTCCTAATTTTGTTGCTGCTCCTCTATCTTTTACCGGAGGTGCATTAGCTGGAGCAGCAGTCATCGAGAAACGTCGATACGAGGAAGAAGAGGGTCTGACAACCAGTGGTCAAGTAGCAGGAGCTTTCAGGGCTCTATACAACCGCAACCGTGGAATTATTAGTCCCACTGAGCTAGCAATTGCTTCAGACATCGATGTCGAGATCGCTTCCGATTACTTAACTTCCTTAGCTAGCGACACAAACGGTCAAAAAATCCAAGGAGCTTCGCAAAACGACTTTATTTTTAGTTTTCCTCATAGCAGTAACGTCCTTGACGAGCTTACAAAGAACGCTCAAAACTGGGCTCAAGCACAGCTAGAAACGACTACTCAGCAAAATGTCATGCTCACGCAAAAGCTTGACGAAGCTAATCAGATGATTCGCGTAGCTCAGATGGCGCAGGTGACCACGCCTCGCCAGAATATCCAAAGTAATAATGACGATTTATGGGGACAGGAATAAAGCAATCAGTTGAAATAACGGATGGCGGTGACATGTACAAAGTGCAAGTAGAGCTTGATGGGTTAATCGAAACTTGTTTTGTCTCTAGTATGCATTTAGTAGACGAAAAAATAAAAAGACTTACAGATAAAATTTACGAGCTTTCTCGTTTAGCTTATTTACAAAATTTTGACGATGTCTGAAGAAAAAACCCCTGACGATCTTGATCTCGATCTCACGCCAGAGGAAGAGGAAGATTTACTCAATCAAGCCATCAAGAATTTGATGCAGTTTGTTGAGGAGGAGACTGATCTTGGTCTCTGGCAAGAGGGTGAATGGCAAGCCATCCCTGAAGACTCTTGTCATCTGGATTTCGAGCAGCAGCAAGAGCAAGAGCCTTAGTCACAACAGGAAGCTCAACCGCGAGAATAGTACCAATCTGCTTTGCAATTTCACGATGCTCTTTTTGAGTATCTTCTGATCCTCTTAAACCGACATAGTGTGCCCAGGATCTAATCGTCCCATTCATATGAAGTTTTGTCGGTGTGTAAAGAGGACAAATGTTCCTAGCGCATTCTTTAGCCACGCCTGCCTCGATCATTCGCGTGTATAAATCCCAAAGCTGTGCGTCAATAATACTTAAATCATCTCTAAATCTAGACTCAAGAGACACATCAATACGGTCTGTACTTGACTGACGATTATTTTTTGCCTGTTTCCGCATTTCAAAATTTTGAGCCTCACAAGGATCTGAATTTATAACTTCCCAAGGATTAGAGTAACGCTGACTCAGTTCCTGGAATGTAAAAGTCCTGTGTCTAAGTATCTGAGGTGAGATCGCCCGTGTGGTGATAATCTCAAACGAAGCATTGGCTTGTTCGAAAATCGACCAATGACCGTGTTTAATACAAAACTTAAGTAAACGTTCGTACTCAGGCCGGTCAGGTTTAGAAGTAGAGACCCTCGCGTGACGTGCGATAACCTTTTCGGAATCAGGTGTGATCCAATCAAGCTTTACTGTATGCACCTTACCTGAGCAGACTTGGATAATTTAGCTCAGCTTTTAGGAAACGCCTCTTGATAACGGAGTCTACGTGTCAACTCAGAAGGATTCGACACAGCGCGAGCCATGTCAGCAGGACCCATACCGAGCCTCATGCCAGCCATACGCACAGGTTGCATACCGTTAGATTGCATCACCGCCTCCAACAACTTGTTGCTGCAGCATCAGGTTGTCTGCCATTCGGTAGTCCTGAAGAGGGAGCTTGGAGTCAACAGTCGTATTATTATAAAAATTCTGCTCGGGTAGCATCGAAAGCGCTCCGACATTGAGACGCATAGTCGGATCGACTTTATTAGCCTCTTCGAATGCGTAACGTTCTTTAGGCATGTCATCAGGAGCCATCGGCATAGGAATGTCTCGATGGTTGTAACCCGCAACACCCACGGGCTCAGACGACTTAACAACGTTACCGATACCGTATTCGACGGGGCTTACGGGAGTCCTCACGTAAGAACCATGATTTACGTTGTACTGAGCAAAGACTCGGTTAACGTTGTCGAGCTGTGCTTGTTGACGCACCCGAATGCTGTTATCTGAATTCAAATAACTGCTCGGATCGACCATCGACATGCCGATAGGCTTTAGATCAGGTAAAGGACCCAATCCGCCTGGTTTCTGAACAAGATTAGAATTTTCCATGAGTTTATTTTAACTCCGTTTTGGCTGTCTTTCGCGGTTTGTTTTAGCTTCGACTACTCGAATGTTTTTAGAACTGTTGTTCTCTGGATTAAAGTCTTTGTGATCGATTTCTTTACCGTCTCCTTTACGTACCCTACCGCTTCGTTCCAGCCGTCGACGAGCTTTATTACGAGCAGCTCTACGCTTCTTCTGACGTTCAGAACCTTGATAATCTTCGTATTCTTTTTTATAGTCACGAGTCATATTCTTACCTCCTTACTAACTTACGTCAGAAAACTTGAAAAAATCTTTTCTGCTTTTCTCACCTTCTTTACGACAATATTCAGACCAAAGCCCTGTATAAAGACCGTTAGTGCGACCGGATTTTTCATATAAATAATTCATAAACAATGCTTTTTGATTTTCCAACTTATTATCCCAATCCTTCAAATAGCTTGTATCCATAACTCGTTTTAGGTCTCTGCTTTAATATACCACCCTGACGGATAGCCTGTTTCGACCATCCACCGAGGACCTAAATTCTCTTTTGAGTACCAAAGGTATTTTCCATTCTTAGATATGTAACGACCAGATACTAAATCAAGATCTCCGAAAGGATCATGAACAAGTATTTTCTTTCTATCTGAGCTCAAACCAACTGCAACAATCCAGTGACCTCCGCCAACAGGATTCGAAACATCTCCTAAATGAAGTATACCCATAGGAACCGGAATTTCTTTACGCAAAAGTTCTTCAACATCTTCCCAACATCCATCTTGCCGGAAATCTGCTTTGACACCATAACGTTCTAATGCCCTTAACTGCACCCAAGCTTCAGTAGTATCTCCAATCTCGAAAACAGTTTCGATATAGTCATCATCATTTGAAATTACGTCTTCTTTAATTGCGCTCAACAACATTGCACAACTAGAACTGAAGCAAGTTCTATTTGCATCTCTGTAGTTGTCAAGTTGAGAGTAATAAGGAACATTGAGTTTGATCTCTTCAGATTGCTTTCTTGTTACTGTTCCTTCTGGAATATCATTTATAATCTTCCAATGAGGTGCGTAAAAATACCAAACTTTATCAGGTTGTTGAGATAACCTGACTTCGTAATGAGAGTTACCAGCAGTCATGATAATTTTATCCCACTCCCACGCTGCATTTTTTGGTACATATAGTTTTTCTTCAGGTAATAAACTTGATGATTGAGCAGGACGAGTCTTAAGCCAAGTGTTTTGCTTGGCTAAAATTGACTGCCCTAACATCGGATGTTTAGAAGGCTTACTCAAAAATAATTTTTTTTCTTCAGCTCGTCTTCTGACCAAACCAGGAATATCTTCACCATTAGCACCCTTTACCCAACGTGGGAACTCTTCAGCTACTTCTACTCGATCACATCCATTATTTAATTTTCTCAATAAAGTAGAGTTTTTATATGCTGTAGATCCTACGTTGTAAGAAAAACTAACAAGAGCATCATATTCATTTTGGTTTAAACGAACATTGGTGAAAGTATTAACTGCAGATTCGAAGGAAGCTACATCTTTTAGTAATAAATTTTCAGCCTCTTCTTCAGTAATTTTCTTTCCCTCAGTTACATCAGAACCTGTATGCCCGTATCCAATAGTTAAAACGCCAACTGCATCTACATAAGTACGTAGGCTAAGACCTTCAAACTTTTTAATAAGCTCTACACCAAACTGTGACAGCCTAGTCATCGTCTTAGTTGCGACGTTTCATTCTGACAACGGTCACATGAAATATCAACGAAAGTAAGGATGCCGATATACCCGTCGCTGCAGCTTCCGTCCACCAGTGACCAAAATGCGTAGGATGCGTGTATAGATCGCAGATGAAGGTAATAACACCAGTTAAAAAAGCCGAAACAAAAATTGAAGTGTTGTTAAACAACAGACAACAAAAACTATAGACAACGGCTGTCTTCATGCCTGTGTTGTAAGCTACAACAAGTTTTTTAAACGTAATAGCCGATAGATTACCCTCCACCATAAAGTAAAGACACGGTAAATAAGCCTCTCCAAATTTTTCGGGAATCGATATTAAGGCTTTAGTTAGCCTGTTATCAGGAAGCGGTGTAAGTGACACGATATTCGCAGGGACTACGATCAGTCTTAGTCACATATAATTCATTTTCTAAAGTTGCTCCAACGCTGAAAGTAAAAGATACGTCAGAGCGATTTGAAATTTTAGGTGCTGCAACTTCACCTAAAACACTGCCGTTAACACCCGAGATAATAAAAAGTTTACCGACATTTTTAGAACCAGCTTGAAGCGTTACAGTTCCAGTGCCAGTTACGCTCGAAGTAACTTTATAAACATCCGCAAGCTCAAAAGACCCATCACCAGCAAACTCACGAAAAGAGCCAACGGTAATATTACCACCGTCTTCGGTCCTGATTTGACCAAAACGTGAAATGCCTGCGGGAGCAGCACCTAACTCACGGTTGAAAGTAGTTTCTGCCACGACGACAAGATGGATTTAATTAAATAATAGCGCAGCTTATCTATAAAATATAGGTAATCAATTTACTGACATGGCTTACAACAAAACTAATGCTCTTGTATATGAAATTATTCAGTTTATATCTAGATTTATGCCAAAAATAAAGTTTAATCCGCTTATAAAAAGGGCTATGGCGTATTGCTTGGACGACTGGGTAGAGTTTCGAACTGAAATTACACTTCAAGAACTAGATGATGATATAAAAGAACTACACACTCAATGGGACAAAGAAGAAGCTAAAAATCTTGAATACATTTTTTCTGAAGAAGAGCCGGATGGCTCAGAAGCTCAACGTTTACTCGGTGGTCCTATGAGACTCAGCGCCCCTTGGAATTTCGATAAGAACGAGCCTTCTTCTTAGCTCTCACACAATTAGGCACATTTCTTCCGTTCTTTTTCTTATATCCTTCCTGTACATAACCTTTCCAACAGGTTCCTCGTTTAGCCATTTTACTTAGACGATTTGTACGCACGAGCTTTTTTGCCTGCTCGTTTGGCTTTTTCAGTATTCGCTACATGAGTATTCACAGGTTTACCTCGCGTAGCACGTTTTTTCTTTTCATCTGTGGCGCGACGTTCCTCCTTTGACATGGAAGCCCACGCTGACTTAGGTAAGTAGCGCTCAGTGCGCCCTTTTTCACGCGCTCGATCAGCCATTAACTCCCATAGAGTTTTTGATCATTTCAAGTCTATTCGCTTGTTTTCGATGTGTCTGAGACGCCTTATCGAGTTGACTGACAATATCAGTTAATTCGTTTTCGACTCCTGCCTCAGATGCAGGCTCTCGTTGTTGATCTCTTATTGGACCTCCATGTAACCACGCATCACAGGTTCGAGCAGCAGCACACTTAAATTTGAATAGTTGACAGTAACCCAAGTCAGCAAGATCTAAAACATCTTGAGGATCTGCTGCGTTTATTTCGTTAATTCCTTTTTCAATACAACTCATGACGGCGTTTGACTGATCAAAAGCTGCACAGTTGCCGCAACGAGCAGTCCTTACAGTTTGGTCGTCTGTACCCCAAAGAGCTGCCTTTTTTTCCCAAAAACCGGGATCAGGAGAGTCTGGATTTAAAGGACCATATCCAAATTTCTTAATAGTCCAGTCTCGATTTTTGATATTTTCCTCTATATCAACTGTCGCTAAAGGACACTTAGGAGATACCTCTGTAAGTTTCTTTCCTAAAAGGACTTTTCCTCTTAGATCTACATCTTTATCAGCAGAGTAATTCATGTTTTATTTTTTATCTTTTTTCTCGTACTCTTCACGAGTTTGCCAATCTTCCTTGCTCCATTTTGAAAGTTTATTTTTTGATGACTTTTTACCTTCATATCTACCACCCATTTTCTTGTAATATTTTGTCGCAAGCTGCATGGCACGGGCTGAGTGACCGCCCATTTTTTTACGGGCTTTAGCTTTAGCTCGTGCCCACTTAGCAGGATCCTTTTTCTTAGCTGTTTCAGCCACGATTTCCTTCCTCTTTCATTTCAGAAAGCTTGCGAGATAAAAGATTTTTGCCTTTTTGGCGCGTCATGCTGCGGTCTTCCTCCTTTTCGGAAGGAGCTGAAAAAGACCCAGGATCGTTAGCAGGCATCATGGCAATCAGACTCAAGCTTTTTACGTAGTTTAGCCGTTTTTTACTTTATTTTTGAATTTGTCAGTCTGTACCAGAAGTATTACGTTTATCTTTTTTATTCATCTTACGTTCAGTTTTATATTTTTTTGCGCGTGTCTTTGCTCGACTTTGTTTTGTCATCTCACCACGTCGTTTTCCTTTGTCTGTGGCTTTGTTAGTGCCTTCTTTTAAATCACCAGATTTTTGAAGAGAATCAGTAGCGATAGCATATGCTGCTCCTTTATTAATATCTGGATTTTCTTTCATTATGCTCTTTACAGCATCCTCAAGAATGGCAGGCATCTGACATTATTAGCTATACTTACAGTGTAATACGCTCTAAGAGAGAGTGGACTTTTTATTATCCAACTGGAGTGAAATTGTAGGTATTGCTGGTGCTCTGCACATCCTTGCACTTGCGATTGTCAACGTCACCCCCACGCCGAAAGACGACGAGTTTTACGGCAAAATTTATAAAATTGTTGAAAAAATTGCTGGTATTTTCACCAAGATCGCTAAGGATTAATTAGACGGCTTCTGGAAGCAACAACGCTCTAGGTTCCATCCAATTAGTCCATACAGGGCAGGGAGGATCAGATTCTTCTAGCTGATTAATCCAGCTAAGAATTTTATCCTCTCTTTCTGGTGTCCAAAAAACTTGGCCTCTGTACCAGACAAACCATTCAAGGTCACTTTTTTCGAGATTACAGGCACCGCAAGCGCCAATAAGATTATTTTTCTTAGTTTTTCCGCCTTTAGCTCTTGGTGTCACATGATCTAAAGTAGTCGGATTAGATCTGCCACAGTAAGCACATGACGGCCACTCGTCCAGAATACTTCTTCGAAAACGTTTTCTAGCAGACCTTTTTTGTAAGCATTGAAGGTTGAAGACTAAATCGTTTTCGAAGTCGACCATAAACAATGGTGCGGCTTGGTTTCAGTCTAGTCAATAATTGATAACTCTACCGCGCACGGGCGGTTTTGAATGGATGCTCAGCGAAGGCGGCATATATGAAACTGCCGCCAGATGCATTTTGTCCACCATTTGAAGTTCTTATTTTAAATCCATTAGACAAAGAATCAAACCTGTCAGCCGTAACTTCAGCAGAATTCGATTCAGGAAGCAACGGGCTATTCATTAAGTTAAAAGGGTCTCGTTCAGTATCGAGTATTTGCCAAGAAGAACCTGCAGTGTCAGTACGTTTCTGAAGAATAAACCTCGGCCTAAATCCGGTATAAATAAACGGACCATCAGATGAACCGTTGCCGGTGTACGAACCGAACGCGCTAAAACTTTCGACAGGTGCAAAGCAGTAGGCGATCATATTATCGCCAGATCCGTTGACTATATTGGCGTTTCCAAGAGTTATAACGCTGCTAGAGGGAAGAGTACTGTTAAAGCTTGTACCTCCAAAGTTTTGCACATTTGCTGTTAAATTTAAATAAATGCCATTTACGGTTGGCAAAGGAAAGCTGTTGTGCCAGACAAACCAGTTTTCAGTGTCGCTTCTATTTTTGATAATAATAAATTCAGGTGCAGCGTTTAATCCATGCCCGATACTGGAACCACTTGTGGCATTTCCCGTATAACTAACAATCGAGAACCCAGCAGACGGATTGGCGCGGACATTAGAAGTGATGCTGCCGTCAGTGTTGCTGACCGTTGACGTTCCTCCATCCCAAGCCCACCCCACATACGTCCGAGAACTTTGATTAACTTCATTGCCTGTACCTAGACTGAAACCATCACTATTAAATGAAGTTAGCTGCGTGCTTTGCGTAGCCTCAGGGGCAGCAGCATCTGCATAAAGAACTTTCGTGGCTCCACGCACAATATCATATAAAACATGATTAGTTGTATGTGATCTACTTTTTATCCACACAAAATCAGGAGAAAAATTATAGCTAGTGATTGATCTACTTGAGCTATTTCCAGTCCAAATCTGTGTATCAAACGCCGTCGAACCATCGGCAATCGTAGGGTTCGGTAGATTCGTTGTGCAGAGTGTCTTGTAGCCCGTTGGTGGCGTGTACGCAAATGAGCCAGCACCTGTGTTTAAAACTGCCGCAGGCGTTTGATTGGTGTTCCCATAAACTGCAGGCATGTATTCACTAAAATCCTGACCTGTCCAGGCACTACCCTGAGAAACACCGTTTTTGTAAAAAGTAATATCACCGGCATCCCAGTCAACAGCACAGCCAATTACATCATTGACTCCAAAAGTATCACCGTAAGCAACACCGCCACCACCGTTACCTTGCCCGTGTTTGGTTCCGAGGCTTCCATTGTACATATAAGCATCAACACCTCCACTCCAGATGCCTGTGCTTATTTGGGTCCTGCCTTTCTTTGCAAGACCTACATACATTCCGCTGGCTGTTGATGTAAAAGTAACTTCCCAGTAGAACTTACCTGATGTCGGTCCAATCGTCAAAAAGCTGCCACGGTCTCCGCCAGAACTTGATTTTGTCATTTGCAAGTTTCCGTTGGATAGCGTCAACTGCGACTGAGTGTCTAAAGGGTTAAACGTCGCATAGTTGCCACCGACATTAGTGCCGTCGTCGTAGTCCGTCGGCGTGTCGATCAGGCTGTCGATATTTTCCGCACCATAAGCCTCAAGATTGAAGGTTGCTGTTGTTCCAGCGCCGTTTGGAATACCTGTATTTAATGCAAGATCCCAGTATTTGACGCTTGCAGAAGCTGAATTAGTAAAAGTAATGCCAGTTGTACCGTCTATAAGAATATAAGCAGCCGTTAGGCTGACACTGGTAGAGCTTGTACCTCTGTATGTCCAGCTAATACCATCAGAAGAGTCCCATACATGGTTCCCAGTCGAAACGGTAATTGATTGGCCTGATGTCCCCTTGAAGTAAAAACTACGAGTAGCACTGCTAAGGCTGATGTTTCCAGTTGTCGTGACGCCTGGCTTGTCGGCGGATAGGTTATTAACCGTCCAATCATTGTTATTCCCACTGCTATCCGTCCCTAGCGCAGCGTTGCTGCTGTTGTCGCTGAAATCTAACTTAAATGAATTGTCAGTTAAAGAAACACCTGAGTCAATAAGGAATTTGCCGTTGATTTTGACATACTGCAACCGAGCGGAACCGGCATTACCTTGCACTGCAATCTCAGTCAAGGAAGATGGGATTGTTCCCGTTACATTTACTTCAACAAACCCACCACCAAGGTTTGATTGATCTACTGTTACGTCTATACCATTTAATTTAATTACTCCGCCTGGGCAGGAATATTCCGTACTGAATGATATTGATGTTACATTTTGCAGTGCAGTTGCAAATTCAAGAAACCACCAAGTCCCAGCAACACCCGTTTGACTGTATAAAAAATCTGTAAGATCGGAATTGAAAGGCGCTAATGCACTCAAGCCACCAGGAAATGTTGTTGTCCTACCTGTAGTTGAATAAGTAGTAGTTGCGGCAGTAGTGGTCTTCATGCCATTACTCCACGTCTGACTTGTGTCAACTAACGGACCATACGTTCCAGAGTATGCCTTCGCCTGCCAAACATTGTTGTTGTCGTATTCACCGAAGTCAGTCGGAGCAAGTGCTTGACCGTCGATGAAGTCGATGTTTGCTAGGTAGGCATCAAAGTTGCCATGATAGCCACCAACATCACGGCATATTTGATGCGGATTAGTGAAATTAACGAACGTATCATAGTTTTGCGAAATTGTATTGTTTGTCGCAAAATCAGTAATCTGTGACCCGTTCCAATAAATTTTAAGTCTGTCATTAGCAGTTGAGTCTATCGAATTAAATGCTACAACTAGATGTCCCCAGCTACTGTAATCACGAAAAACCTGAGAAGTTTTACGAAATGAAGTAAATACGCCACTAACGTCTTGACCAACTTCTAAGGACTGATTATTCGTCTTAAATTTAATAAGAAATCTGTTTTGGGTGTTTGATCCTGAACCAGCAGTAAACAATACATCATCAGGGCTACCAGCATCAGCAGTCTTCTTAATCCAACAAGACCAAGTCCACGTCTTGCGATTACCTGCAGACGATGGTGTTCTATTCAGATACGCATTATCAGAACTGTTAAACCGCAAGCTGCGACTAATCTGGAATTCACCACCAGCAGCATTAGCAGCTCCGACAATCCCAGGAATTACGCCGTCAAAAACAGCCATATCAAACGTTCAGAACTGACGTCGTAATAATGGTACTCGCATCCTGAACGTAATAGAGAAGCGCATCTTGCCCACTTGCTGTAGTCGTTAAAGTCGGCGCGGTTCCGCCAGCGAATGCAAAAACAGCGTTATAAGCAAGTGTACGTGATCCCGTACCGTCTTGAAGAATAAAAATACTTCCGGATTGACCGCCACTAGCGTTTGTAGGAGCACCAAGTGTACTGTTTCCGGTCAGCGTCATTTCGAAATTATTCGATGAGCCAAAATCGAGCGTGATTGTGCCACTTTCAAGCCCTTCAGCTTTAATATCCGCATAAGACTGGGACTGAATGCGGACATTACCTGAAATCGGACCGCCAGTTTTGTCATATTTACCGCCCACGTCGGTCAGGGCGGCATTACCAGAAGCAAGAGCAGTCGAAGCGTCGACTAACGCTGCGTTTCCTGAAGCAAGAGCAGTGGCTGCGTCAGCTAAAGCCGCATTACCAGAGGCAAGTGCGCCTCCTTCAGCAACAGCAAGAGTTAAAGCTGCGTTACCCGAGGCGAGGGCTACAGAAGAATTAGTAAGTGCAGCATTACCAGACGCAAGTGCTGTAATCGCAGTTCCGTCATATCCAAGCTCACCGCCAAGTGTGTATAAACCACTTGGATTACTTATTAAACTTACACCCGCACCAATAATTCCGTCGCCCGGGGGCAGTTCAGCGAAAGCGCCGCTGACTAAAACAATAGGCTGACGATCTGCCATGACGGAATATTTTAATTACAGTCTAACAACTTAGGTGCTTAAGAAAACAGGACCGTCGATCTCTAAATGAATATCAGACTGCGTAAGAGCCATACCCACAAGAGTCGAAGCTTGGAAACCGCCAGAGAAACTAATACCTGAAGGCTCGGTCAACGTAACTTGACCAGGAACATTAGATAAATAATAGTAACGTCCGGGAGTCAAAGTATCTTGATGTGAAATGTTCTGACTGTCGACGGTAGCGACTTCATCAGTGACAACTGGGACAGTAGCGCCCGTATTACCTGAGACTGTCGTGATGCCCAGGGCAAAAGCGGCGTCGGCAATAGTGCCTGATGCGGCAGATGCAGCAAAAATTACTGAACCGCTGACGTAAACAACACTACCTGAATCTAAATTTTCACCTAATTCAAAATCAAAAGTCGGGTTCAGCTGCGACGAAATACCAGCGCCGTTCAGAAGAAAAACCTCAACGCCAGCAGGGCTGTAAGACGTGTAACGACGGTTGAAAATTGACCGATTAGTCACGACTTAGACCTCAGAAAGTAATAACGTCTGTTTCGTAATCCATGGTTGTAGCTCCGCCTGAACCGAAACCGCCTGAAACGACACCCGCTGAGCTTGTCCCTGAATCAAAAATGACTTCATCAGAGGTGGCAGCATCCGATGAAACACCATCGTCTGTTTCAGGAGTGGGTTCTGGTTGATCAGGATCAGCAGGCCAGTAGTTATAGTCGCTTTCAGCGCCTGTAGAAGTTTTGATGTAACTTGCAAGATCATCGACAGAAGTTTGCAAGTCGATCATCAAAACCTTAGCGGAAGAAGCAGTACGGACGCTTTCACGCCAGTTGGACCACTCGGCAGGAATCGGCGTTTGATTATCTGCTTTACGCACTACGTACCAGTCAGACGGTTGAAGTAACTTATTAGCCGTCTCGTTTGTATTCTGTTTCCACAACGTTTTAAGACCTTCTAAGTCTTTGGGGTTATTCGGACCCCAGTAAAATTTCTGATCGTAAACTGGTTGAGCAGAATTAGAAACTTCAGTTATACCAATGGCTGACTTTTCATCCCAGCTAGACAAACGCAACCAGTTTGCCGGATAGTTAACACCGTCGTGTGAAAACGGACGATCGTACTGCAGTGTTTTTCCGTCGAGAAGTAACACGGCGACTTAGATACTTTTATACGTTAAGTATAACTGGTAAAGACAACTTTACCGCGCACGGGAGGTTTTGAAGGGATGCTCAGCAAATGCGGCGTAAATCAGCGTCTCGGCACTACCGTTAGTATCGTTGTCTGTGCCTCTTAGCTTAAAACCGTTTGAGAGGATGTCGAACTCGTTTGCTGTTGTTGTTTGCTCATCATTGCTGCTATTTGGATTTAACAGCAGGTTTGCTTCGTTGTAAGTATTACGAGCTGTATCTACTATTCGCCAGTTAGATCCATTAATAGAAGTGTTCTTAACCAAAATCCACCTCGGGCGGAATCCGCAGAACACAAACGGACCATCGGAT